GTTTACAGCTCGGTGTGGGCTGGATGCCAGAAGGTTTGTTATCATGCTATGGGGACTTATTATTGTGAGAGGGGGTGTTGGTGAGTATGTGGTACATCTTAGATGAAAATAATAATCCTATTAAAGCAGACCCATTAACAGCAAGTAATTTTAAATATGATAATCATGGAAAAACAAAAAGAGCAATTGTAAGGCAAACATCTATTAGAAATTATTGGATTTCCACTGTATTTTTAGGTTTAGACCATGGATATAATTTAACCGGAAGAAAAGATTACCAACCTGTTTTATTTGAAACAATGATACAAAAAGACGAAGTCTTTATGGATTATCAAGAGAGATATTACACATGGAAAGAAGCCCAGCAAGGTCATCGAGAGACAGTAAGAGTGGTAATCAAGGAAATAAGAAACATCATTAATAAAAAGGAAAAATCTTGAAAAGTTCAACTGATAATCTAGAAACCCAAATTCGTGACCTAATTATACGCCACAACAAAATGCTAAGCTTCATTAAGTCTCTAGCAAATGATGATTACGATGAAACTTATGAAGATCTAGATGAGGTGATGTGGGTAGCAAATGATGTATTAGATGATATGGAATTTTTGAAAGATGAATAAACGTGAAGCTAATTTTATAATGCAATTACCAGATGGCTATGAATGGGAATTTATGAATAATGGTAAATATATTGCTGGATATTTAGGAAGAAGTATTTTGGTTTATGAGATTGTTGGAGAAGAGTTAATAAAATGTGATATCAATACAGAGAAAAACAAATGAATGAAGTCTATAAACTATTATTTATAATGATGCTCTCAATGATGATAGCTATATTAGTCACATGTTTTGGTATTGTCTGCATAACAGAAACCATTAAATTTGTTTCATAGAGAAAAAAAACAAATGAATGAAGTCTATAAAATGTTATATGCAATAATATTAGTAATGATTGGTGGCATATTAGTCATACGCTTCGGCATCGTATGTATAAGAGAAAAACAAATGAATGAATTTGAAGCAACAGATACTTGGTATAATAAAGCTGGCGAAGATAATGGTGAATGTGAAGCTGGATTGAGGAATGAATGCGATCATATTGTTGGAATAGACAATTCTTATTATGAATCTATTTTAATAACAAAATCTGATCCTGTATCTCAATATAATTATATTGATAAATTCAATTTCTGCCCTGACTGCGGCGAGAAACTAAAGGAAGGATAATGTTAATTTGTAAAATGAGTACTTTTTTAGAATGGTATGCATGGGGATTTATCTCAGGGTTTTTAACAATGATTTTAATAATATTTATTTTAGGATATTTCCAAGACAAATATAAAAAGAAAAACTAAAGGCACCAGAATGACAAATAACGAATTCATAAATTTAATAAAAAAATTAGCAGAAGTAAAAGGCAGAATTTGTACGTATTACCTTATGGAAGATGATGAAACTCGAGAAATAGCTACTGATACTATTATAAATATGCTTGATGATTCAATTGATTTACTAATTAAAGACAAATTTAAGGAACTAGAATGCTAACAAACGGCCAGAAAGAAGCAGTATTGAAAGCCATGATGGAACTCGAAGTAGCGCACCAACAATTAGCTACAGTAAACGAATGTCCCCGCAGGGAAAGCGCTTATAAGCTCATAGAAGAAGCTCACCAAGCAGTAGCTTTGTTATTGATAATGAAATGATAAGGAAAGAATATGCAAAAGAAACTGTATGGTTGTAGAACATGTAATAAAATAGGCTATAAAGATGTGTGTTGTGTAGGAGGCACTTACGAATTAAACATCGATAAAAGTCTTACTAATATAAAAGATCATGATATAAGCAGTAATGATATATTCAATATGCATGACAGTAAAATAAGAAATTTAACACAAGAGATAAGCCAGCTTTGTATTAAAAATATGAATCTTGCAAAAAGAGTAAATATTTTAGAAGAAACAATGGAAACTTTACAAGATAGATTAGGTAAACTTTATGCTGATAATCAACCAGCTAATAAAACAGAATTAAATGAATCTTCTTACAGTCATATTTCAAAAATGCCTTATAGAGGTCCAGAATGGGATAATTCATTAAAAGAAAAATATGACAAATTATTTAAATATGTTTCTCATCTAGCTTCTAAAGGCTATAACACCGCTAAAGAATTATTACAAGAAATAGGAGAACACAATGAACGCAGCTGAAGTTGCAGGAATGTCAGTAACAGAAAGTGTCGTACCTAACTCTCCCGTTGTAGAGGCATTACAAGCTATTGTTAGGACAGTAGACGAGCCAAGCATATCAGTTATCCTGGCTGACATAGAACTCGCCTACGTGCTTGTAAATCAGTTTAAAAAGGATATGCAAGGTTTGCATCCCTCAGTAGCTAACATTATTAAAGCTTTATTTTAATGAATCGAATTTTTGTATTTTTGTTAACTTTTATATTGCTGTCTTTTTCGAGCGCCTACTTTTGGCATTTGATTATGCCAGCATCGTATCATTGGTTGTCAAGAGAGCAAATGGAATCTATTGCAACTATACTTTCAAGCTTTGCTGTAGGATATATAGCAAAATGCATTATCAATTATTTAAATAGACATGATGATTAAAGGATTTTTAATGAGAAGAAAATTTGATGGGTTTGTGTGGGAAATATTAGTTGATGATCCGGCTAGTGCTGTAAAGAGAGCAAAAATAATAGGAGGATGGCTAGTTGTTCATCAAACATATTTTGATATAGGGACACAGAAAGCAAGATTAAGTGAGTCAATGCAATTTGTCCCAGACAAAGACCACGAGTGGCTAATTCTTAACCTAAAGGAATAAACGATATAGCCCCGGTATGCAGATCCAGGGCTTAACAATTTATCGTCTATAAGTACCATCAGGTTCTGGAGTACCCATTCTCATAGCTTTTACGTCTTGTTCCTTGGCCCACATCTCATTCTCTTTGCCGTTGTTAGCAGGCTGAGAAGAAGTGCCATTGTGGTTGTAACCAGACATGTCATGGTCCATTACTTTACGATCAATCACGATTTTAGCGTCATACCTGCGAGGATCTTCACCCCCAGCGCGACGAATTGAATCTGGGCTATCATGCATTCCTTTACCAGCATCATAAGCACGATTATCTTTCATAATTTCACCTATTCGTTATTTATTTGGTTTGAGAAATTGTCGTAGCAGTTAAGTACGCGCTTTTGGCCATCTGCACAGACATTGTACGTTTTCTCTTCTGATTCTTTGCGAGCTTCTTCAATCTGTCGACGTTGCTCTGGGCTCATGATTAATACCTTTCATCATTGATGCTGGCGTTCTTACCACCTATCGTAGCATCTTCTTTAGCTGTAGCAGCATTAACTCTACGGCCAGCGGCTGCAATAGCGGCACTGTTAGGCGGATTTTTCTCAGGTGACTTCATACTACCATCAGCTTGAGCGTATCGAGCATGGCGTTCAGCTTCTTGCTGAGCAGCTTCTTTCTTGCGCATTTGTTCTGGGCTCATAATTTCTTGATCCTTACGATAATTTGAATAATTGTAAAACTATTTTGAATCAAAAGCGAGCATCGCTTGATCTAGAGTTTTATAATTCCATGCCCTTTTGCCAAATTCTTCATTTCCTGGAAATGTCTCATACCATTCATGCAAATCTGAATAATCAGTTTTATCATTTCTCTTTTTTGCCCACATTTCTTTCAACATGCGCCAAGGTTTAATTCTGTTATAAAATACTTCATACCCAATAATCGAACCAGCGCCAGAATATTGCGAATATATAAATTTATCTTTGGTTCGTTTAATTAATTTATAATTAAAACCATTTTTTCTTAAATCTTCAGGAAGTTTCAATAGGTCGAGAGAATCATATGATGATAAGAGTTGTTCGTTATTCATGTTACGCATAGTCCTTATTAAGGTTAATTTATTATTAAGCCAGTAGGGTATTACTTTAAGTAGATATCGTAAAGGCATTTAATACGTATCATGTTAAATTGCGTATTCTAATTACTATCTGACCACCTTTTAAAATTTCGCATCTTGTAACCAGAAGTCTCATAACTTGATTGTCATCATCGTATAAACCAGCATGTTGTAGAGCATCTAAAACGGGCTTAATCCCATTATCTATATCTCTTTTGCGCTTATCAGGGGGATATATATCCATTTCAAGGCATACAGGATCTCCGCCAAAGCATTTTATATTAGCTACCCTTACATGCTTCCATACTTCGAAATAAAATCGCTTGGTGGCTTCCGTATTAACTCTTGGCTGAAATACTTTGCCAGATAGTGTTGTTGTTAGTCTTCCAGCTTTCTTATAGCTATTAACACTAGGAGGATAGGGAAGTGTTATAATTGCTTCAGTCATTTACATGCCTCCATTTTATTAAATCATTTATGGCTTCCTCTAATTGGATAGCTGAGCACCAAGTAAAATAATGTTTTTCTCCGACTTGGAAATAACATCCTTTATCTTCTGGATGATTAAAAATTGAATATCTAATATCTGTTAGATATATTTTATGTATCTCTTCAGGATTTTTATCAAGTAAAGCTAAAACATATTCAGAAGGTGAATGATGATAAGGATCATAATTAGGCATAAAGTCATGAATATACAATTTATCAGCAATTCTTTTGTCTTCCTTTTTTTTCTTTAAAGATTCACTTTCATGTTTTTCCCAATTTTCAACATTGTGCTTATGGCAATAACTATATCTTGATGTCATTAATTCAGTACAATTTTTAGTGAGACAATAGCCTGTATGACCACAGCTTAATCGTTTAGAAACAGTTCGCAGAGAAAAATAAACTCCATCATTACAGAATTGACATTTTCCTAAATGACCTCTTTTATCTTGTAAAATCAAAAAATGAATTTCTATTTGATTAATTATTTTAAACTTCTTCGATATTTCATCTAATGAATATCTAAAGTTATATTTATCTATGTATATTATTTCACCATTAGAACGTTTTGGTTCTTTGTAATGAATCTTTTCAAAATACATATCATAAATTTCTGAAATTTTATCTTTATGTGTTTCATATGATTTATTTTGTGTTTTTATTTTCCAGTTGTTTATAACAATCATTTCTATTTTTATCCTCGTTTAAATTTGGAAACATCTCTCCTAGCAATGGGGAAACAAAAACACTTATATGTTTATTGTCTTTCTTATAACTCGTAGATTGATTTTCAACTCCTGCTAACGCTGGTTTGGGTTTCTCAGTCCACGCTTGTTTTTTTTGGTTGTCATAATCCTTCTTTTCTTTAAATGAAACTATTGTATTTGCTTTTTTATCGTTCGAAGAACAAGAGCTTTTAGTATCTGAGATTATATTTGTGTTTATATCTGGTATAGCTTCCACAAATTTGTGGAATGCAATACACAAATTTGTGTAATCCATTCCACAAATTTGTGGAATGAGTGGTGACGCGGGTTGTACGGCACTTAGTGGGGAATTGAACAATAATTGACAAGTATGTTCAGTGCAAATCTCAGGATAGTATTTGTACATCTTGGGAGCCAAGGCATACCACAAAGTTCTGTCATAACCTTTCTTATTGTAATTGCCTCGAATGATGCAGCCTTTCTTTTCTAGCTTGGCAGTAAGATGTTCAATTTGACGATGATTCCAATATGGAAATATGATGCAGAAAGCATCAATGGTATTAAAGCTCCAACACAATCTATCTTTTATTCCTCGTTTATTTGCTAAGTTAGTTTTTGTCCAGAATGCTAAATTATTAATAAATATCGCTTCGTTAACCCCAAAATCTTTTGCTACATCAATATTAAATGAATGATCCATTTCTTAATCCTTTAAATGAACATGACTAGTTGAATGATATTTCAATTCCGCTATAATGTTCATAGATCTTTAATCCTGGTCTGAACATCAAATGGAACTTCCTCGCGAGACGCTCTAGCCAGCGTCTCAACGAACCATTATTCTACTATATCTTTTATTCTTTGCATCCAGCAACTTACAAATAAATATTATTGATAATGTTCCACGATATTGTTTCACGACTCCACAGAAACTGTGGATAACCATGTGCATATGTACCTGAAATCGTTATCTGTTGCTGCCTCTAATGAAAGAGTAAATGTTGCTCATTTAAGCCTCTTCTTAATCTCCACAAGCGAATGAGAAATGATCGCCATTAATACAGCATGCTCCTTAGCCCAAAAGTTCAACAACCAACAAATAAACATGAGAAGAATTATAATAATCGCATAAAGATAGATTACATCGATCATATTATGTCCTCCTTAGTTAATTTTATTATACTCCTTAGTTGCAAAATAAATCTGAGAAGTGTATAAATATTCCTCCTTTGAAATTGATAGATTGCTTGATGAAAAGATAGCGAGAGCTGACGGGAGATAGGGAACAATGGTAGTGCAACGTTGCTTCCCTGAAACGTCTAGCTTTTTCAAAGTAGACGTGTGATGGGCTATACCGTTTTAAGTAGAGCTAGTGGTGCTGAGTAGCCCTGAATCGTCATTTATCTTCATGTTTTAGACAAAGGCTTTTGATGGTATACTGTAAAGATTGCTCAAGATAGGTTCTTGCAAGAGACACAGAACGAGCTAGAGCAGGCTCTACTGGGTTTTCTAATAATTTCTGTAGCTCCGCATCAATTTCAATGAAACGCTCTCTAGCGGCTCTAAATTCCATTCCTGCTAGTGTTTCATTTTTAAACTTACTTATAAAATCTAATCTATTATCCATTTTTCTCCGCCTTTTCCTTTGCGATAAACATTTTGTATAAAATAGCATTCTGTTCACAAGTTTGTGCCCAATATCTCATTATTTTGAGGGAATCTTCTACGTTGGCTTCTTTTAGAGCATAGCCTAAAGCCATCACAAACATATCACCGTACATTATTAGACCACCAATAACGTGTTCTTTATGCTCCTGATAATGCTGCATACTCATAAAACCAAATCTTTGGAGCTTTTGTGCTTCTTCTAGTTGTATTTCTATGTGTTCCATATCCATCTTGTTACCTTTTTGTTACCTAAATAGGTGGCCTATTTTCCCATTCCAAGTAATCTTCGTCAGGACTTGCACCTGTTTAGAAAGTATCGTCGGCCATAAACTTTTATTTACTTCTCGGCTTAGCGCCACAATGCATGCATTTCTCACCTGTGCTGAACGCCCAGCAAACAACACATCTAAAAAACCCTTTTAGTCTGTTCATAAATACTCCATTGTTCTACGTGGCACATGATGTTGCTAATTTATCAATTGCTTGTTCTAATAAATTTATAGATTGTCTAATCTCATTTAAAATAATCTGAGAATCATTAGACGTTTCAATTTCATTAAGCTGTCCCACTGATTGAGCAATTAACTTCAGAGCGTCATTCGTCGATTCTTTCATGATCATCCTTTGATTTTCTTTTTCGTTTTATTCCTTTAATGATTTTTTCATTAATTACCCAATCATAACCGAGCTTCTCTGCCTTAATTTTACCTTTCAGACACATCTTACGCACGTAATCTTGACTAAATCCCAATATTTTGGCTGCCATAGCTGTTGTTAGAAATTTTATTGACATTCTTGTCCTTATTTAATTACCAATCGTTTATTTTTGACGATTCTAGCTCCTTCAACTTCAAACCCTGCCTCAATATCTTTTTTAATTGCCATCTTATCAAACGACTTTACTTCTTTAGTTATGATGTAAATATCAGGTAATAATTCAGGGTCATCAATTACAAGAGACGGTGGATTGTTCTGTAACTTAATCGTGATATCGTTACATTTTATAGGATCTAGTAATCCAGAACCATTAATATCAGCAAGCATAAAAACATTTAATTGATCAATATAATTTGTTAACGATGTTGCTCGTTCTTGCATATTCTTTATCGCTTTCTTAACACCTTCTAATTCACATTCGGAGTTTTGGATAATCTTAGCAAAAGCAATATTTCGCTCTTCAAAAGGATACTCTTCTACATTAATAGAATTTTGAGCTATGCCGATGTAATAAGCTGTTAAGATCGAATCAGCTAAATCTTTATATTTTCTTTCTATTTCATAAATCATTTAGATTCTACCTCGCCATAAGCTTCTAAGAACTCTTTGTTGTCAGATTCAGGCTTAGGCTTTAATATCTCAGCTTTACGAGCAGAGCAGGCTTTAACAAGTTGGTTACGACCTTCTTTGTCATCACGAGCGGCAGCCACTGCTCTATTGTGAATAATCTTCAGCTCTTCAATGTCTTTACAAAATGCAATCTCATTTAAAAAGCTATCGATTATTTCAGGGTCAGTCACAAATTGCTGGCTAATAGGTGTAGATAAACGGGAAGTGATTAACTCTACCTTTTTTGAGTTCACTGGGGATGTAATGTCAATTATGTCTTGAGCTTCTTCGGCGATCTGTAACCCTCTCAAAGCATCTGGAAAAGTATCACGAATAGCAAAGCCTCTGGCTCTCATCTGTAGCATACGCTCAGGGTATTGAGTCCACGGGCCAGGTTTCCCCCAAAGTCCTGCTATTTTAGCTTGCTCGATAGAAAATGAGCGTACTTCCTCAGTTTGTCCTTTTCTAGTTACACCACAATAAGCTATAGCAGTTAAGTCTTTAACTGAGCCTTCTGGCCACTCTCTCACGTTCACGCAATGAGGATGGCTACGAACAACACCTAAGGCGGCATCACCCCACAGGGAAGGCCTACCATTTATTACAGCGATGTTCTGGATGGCTTGCATTGGGGATAACCCTACCTCTGCGCCCATTTGCATAGCGATGAGGACGTCTCCGCCTTTGCCTTTAAATGCAGTAGGGCATAGAGAGCTTGCGGCTATCTTGTCAGCGTAACGTTCAGCTTGTTCAAATGTTTGAGGGCTTAAATAATTTGGTTTTGTTGTGGTTAGCTCTTGGGTCATTATAAAATTCCTTCACTTATTATTTTCCAGCGGGAAGAGTTTTCTTTATCATTTTTAACAATTGAGTTTAAAGTTAACTTCGTAGAAGTTATTGATATTTTCATTACTTGTTTTAGTCCTACATTGTAAAAAAGATCTCTCAATTGTTTTTTATTCATGTTACGTAAAGATTTAACAAGTAAAAAATATCCAACTTGAACATTTATTGATTTAACGTATAATTCTTCTATATCTGCATAATTTACTTTGATAAGTTTTTCACATAATTTATTAAATATTTCTAATTCATCTTTGTTAATCAAATCTTCTATGCTCATTAATTCTTTTCCTTTATTTTTTTATAAATTTCTATAATCAAAGTAGCAATTAAGCCCCCAACCAATCCACCACCAAAAGAGGTTAAGATTACAATAAGAATTTCCATCAATTCTTTTCCTTTTCCCATCTTGCACTCACTAATTCTCTTGCATGTTGAAAATCCACAGCTTCAAAAGGGCCAAAAATGCCCTTTACATAGGGCATTCTTTCGTAATTTTCTATTACGCGGTCTGTTGTGTATCTAAGCACATGGGTCTTGCCGTTTTCGTCGACATATCCCCAGAATAATAGGCCTGCTAGCATCAACTTTTCTCCGTTAATAATTTTTCAATCTCTTCAAATCTCATCTGCGCACCTATTTCAGCATGGAATGATTCGCTAGCAACCACATCTAAATATATATATGCTCTTATAACCCATGCTTCGTTATCATTATCTTTTCGAATATCAAAACCATTTATTAAATTTGTGTTTAATAACTCACGTCCGAATTTTATCCACATTATTGTTTGCTCCTTATAGCTTCTAGTTCAGCTTTCGTTTCTTTTAGTTCTAATACTTCCAACTCTAATCTTTTAAATGCTCTCAAAAAAAAATCTGATTCATCTATTTTAGCTTTTAATTGTTTCTCTATCGTTTCTATCGTCTTATCTAAAGCACTCACCAACACCCCCTCTCACAATAATAAGTCCCCATAGCATGATAACAAACCTTCTGGCATCCAGCCCACACCGAGCTGTAAACACTCCCCATCAAAACAACACCCACAACAAAGCTAACTAGCGTTAGTCTATTCATACAAACCCTCCTCTCTCAAAGTTAAATCCAGCTCTCTTCATCGACTCAAACGCTTCTAATCCCAAAGGCTGGAATCCTTTCGTCTGGGCATATAGTTTGTATTCTTCGTAACTCATCTCTTTCTCCTCGTCGTTATCAAAGCCCCGAAGAGCGTCTTGTTATCTAGCCTCGTACCACTTAACCGGCATCATCCACCAGCTACCTGTAATATCACTGTACTCGTAAACCATCTCGCATTTATATATGCCCAATCCACCGCGGATAATTTTGTTCATCTTCATTATTCTTTTGTGTTTCATCTCTTTCTCCTCGTTGTTAATCTCGGTAAGCAGACATATTAATCCCGACAACAAGATTAGTCAACTCCTTTCTTCAATTTATTTTAACAACGATGAGACAGCTGTGGGATGGGATTAGGGTAATAGGATAGTCTTGATTCATTATATGCTAAGCGATTGTGCTCTTATTTTGGACTAAAAAAGGCTGAAATCTGCGCAAAAAATGACGAATTTCAAAAAGTGATCAAGCGGGGACGGGGGGTGACTTTGTGATTCCGGTAGTCCACAACTCTCTAAAGTGGACCGCCAGCGATGAGGGTAAAGCAAAATCTTAAAAGCGGTCTAGCAAAACATTAGTCTGCTTATCAAGTCCTCCCCTCCCCCCTAAAAGTTTAGTCCACTAAACATTCGAGGAATAAGTCCCTGGCGCCTGCGGCACATCGTAAAGCCGCCGATAGTTTACGGCTAGATACCTAAACGCATCAGCTATGTGGACTGCCCAGTTTTCGAGCGGCGCTTTAGAATAGCTCGCTGTTGTCTCGTTGTAGCTCCTCTGATATTCTGAGCCTCTTTAAGGATTGATAAATGCAATCTCAACAGATGACCCAAAAGCAATTAGATCGAAAGATAGATGAGATAACTTTATGTGGTAAGAATAGAGGACCACATGATTACATTCCAGTAACATGGATTAAAGTAAAAGAGTCAGAACATGTATCTCATTTATTATGTAGAATATGCTTTCAACGAATCAATGTAGATACCATCGCTAAACATTTCCCAGAGATATACTATTAATTATTTCTAAAGACCTGATATTTATTTAATGCTTCATGATACTCAGCTTTACCCGCTGAAGTATTATAATAGGTCTTATAGTAATTCCAAAGACCATCTAGATCATGAAGTCTTGGTAAAGGTTCTGGTATACGAGCATAGAATAATCGAGTCATTACAGTAGCAAATTGAAGATCATAGATTAAACGTTCTTCAGGCGGCATAGCGATGACACCAAAACCATGAAGCAACCTTAATAAAAGTGAATTATTCTTTTTAATATAATTCTGCCAGATATCATTATATGTCTCAGGTTCCATCTGATATATACCTAAAGCAGGACCATTAATCTGTTTAATAAATGTTCCGCCATTACTTTCATTAGCACACGTAAAAAGAAGTAACTCAACAGCTTCTTCCGAATACATGATTAAATCAATCAAAGCAGGTTTAATAATAAGGGAGCTTAATTGAGCACAATCTAACATATCTTTTTATTCCTATTAGAATAGATTATAATTAGCTCAATCATAACAGGATAAACTACATGCAGAAAGTCGATGGCTTAGCTTTATATAAGAAAATGAAAGGAAGTAGCAAGATACAATATAAAGAAGAAATTCATTGTCCTATGATCATTGATGTTATGGCGAATCCAAATAAAGGTAGCTATAGTGCTTTTTGTGTAGAGGCAGGGATAGGAGAAGCTAATTTTTATATTTGGTTGAACAAGCACGCTATATTTAAAGAATGTTACGGTATAGGCAAAATGTTCGCAAAAGAAAATTGGGAAAAGCAAGGTTTAGAGATAGCAGAACATGTAAATATGCCGGGAACAAGCACACATAAATTTGAATACTGGCGTATGATTGGCTGGGCACGATTTGGTATTGGCAAGAACTCAAGGATTCGATTAGCTATAGATCCTAAATCAAACCCAAGTGAACATTATGGGCAACTCATACAGCAAGCATCAGAAGGTGATTTTACCGCTGGTGAGATAAAGCAATTGATGGAAGCGGTCAACGTAGGTCTAAATACGCATCAAGTATTCACATTACAAAAAGAGATAGATCAGTTAAAATTTGATCTAACTGTCATGAATGAGAATAATAATGGCGACAATACTTTCGCAGATAAGAGACCTAAGAAAAAAGATTAAGATTCCTTGGCGCATTGTTTACGTAGATCGAAAGATTGAATCAAATGAATTTGCTGAAAAAACAATTTATGTGCATATATGGATATAAAAGGAGCAACCTATGCCAAGTAAAGAGCTACAAGATCGATTAGAGACAGTTAAAAATTCAGTCGGAAAACCAGGACCTGGGGGTGATTTTCCATCCTTCTTAGATCCTTTTGGAACATTAAAACTTGCTGAAAGAAGTGCGAGTACAATATTTCATAAAGCTACAGGAACACCGTCATCTAAAGAAAAGCGTAACCAACAATCATTGATCAATGAGCAAATCAAAGCTTATAAAGATCAAACTGAACTTGCAGCAAAAGAACTAGCAACATTGAAAGATCAGAAAGATATGGAAAAAAGAAAGATCAATGAAAAACAGATTCGATCTTTGAGAGGAAGCTACAGAGCTCCTGGTGGATTTTTAAACAATCAGAGCTTAGGCAATACAAACGGATTAACTAATAAACTAGGTGCTTAAAGAATGGATACTTCGGAAGGTTTAGGTACATTAGGCACGCCCAATGATTTATTAGAACTCTTACGTAAAAGATATAATGCAGCTAAGTATGTCGCAGATTTGTGGATACCAATCATGCAGGCATCATTCTTTTATGCCGTTCCCTTCCGAAATAGATATTATTTGCCAGGAAAAGAATTTCAAGGTACAGCACAGAATACACGTGTATATGACACGACAGCTGTTGAAGGTGTAAAGACATTCGTTTCTAAAATACATGACACCATGACTCCTCCAGGGATCCAATGGGGCTTTCTCGAAGTTGATGAGAACATGGTACAAGATCCTGAAGTCGATGTAGAAGTATTAGAAGAAGCTCAGCTCATTTTAGATCGATACATGAGGAAGCTATTTAGCTATATTCACTCATCTAATTTTGACGTTGTGATTAATGAATGTTACTACGATCTAAGTATCGGAACATCTGCATTAGTAATCAATCAGTATACAGACAATGAACCCTTTCTCTGTACCTCAATTCCGATGGATAAGCTAGCAATAGAAGAAGCCGTGAATGGCAAAATAGAATCATGGTTCCGTACCTGGCAGAATCTAAAGATATCAGAGCTTAATACACGTTGGCCTAAAATTGTTCTTACTCCAGATTTAGCGAGTGATGTAATAGCTGACATGGATGCTAAAGTAAGAATGACGTATGAGGGAGTAGCTTATTTTCCTAATCGACCAAAACCATATCTATATTCTGTTTGGGTTGATAGCGGTATATTATATAGTGAATGGCTAGAGTCGAGTCCAGGTGTTATATGGCGTTTTCAGAAAACTAATAATGAAACGTGGGGCCGTGGTCCTGTCATGGAAGCATTACCCTCTATTATCAGTTTAAATGAAATAGCGCGCATTGAATTAGCATCTGCAAACTTAAATACATTCAGACCTTATATGGGGTTCTCAGATGCTGTATTTAATCCTCATACTTTCAAGCTTGAACCTTTTACTATTATTCCTATTGCTCCTATCGGAACTGGCGGACAGGTACCTTTAATTCCTTTACCTAATAGTTCATCTCCAGAGTTTGCTCAGATATCTATTCAAGATTTAAGATTACAGATAAAGGCTTTACTGTTTGCAGAACAGCCTCAAGATGCACCTGGTATACAACCACAAACTGCATATGAGTTATCGTTAAAACAACAGAATCTTGCTCAAAAGATTGGTCCATTATTCTCACGCTTACAACATGAGTTCTTATGGCCTGTCATTAAGAGATTTGCTCATATCTTACATTCGATGGGTAAACTACCTTTTCCTAAACTGGGTGATATACCGATTATATTTAAATATAAATCTCCATTAGCTTTAGTTAAAGGACAACAGGATACGGCAAGGTTTACTCAATATGTGCAGTTGCTACAAGGAATAATGGGTCAGGAAGCAGCTCAACTTTACTTAAACTTTAAAGAAATGCCTTATATTTTAGCTGAAGCTTTACAAATTGATACTCGTCTGTTAAATAAACCCAAAGCAGTAGCTGAGGTAATGCAACAATTACAAAATCAACATAACCAACAACAGATTGCTCAAGCAAATAATCCTGAACTACAAGCAGAACAAGAACCATTAATTCAATAATAAGGGCACTTATGAATTTAGATGATAATCCTCTTTTACAACCTGAGGATTTTGTAAAAGGTTATAGAGATAATATTGAAGCGTTAAAGAATAGACCGGACTTAATTCAATTTGATAAATTATGTTATGAACTTTTTACTTCTGAAATGGGTAGAAATTTTATGGATTATATTACTGAATCATATTTAATCCCACCGATGGCAGATAGAAATTCCCCACAATTTAACATTACAGCAGTATGGAGTGAAGGCTTTAAAGACTTCGCTCGAATGTTACGTAGTGCGGTTCGCTCGCATGAGCAACGCATTCAAGCGGAGAACAATAAATGACGGATGATGTAACTGCACCCCCAATAGAAGCACAACCTACCTGGTATATTGATGATGCAAGACCTGGTATAGGTGATCGACCAAGCTGGCTTAATGAGAAATTTAAAAGTGCTGCTGATCTTGCTAAGAGCTATCATGAATTAGAGAAGAAAGTTGGAACTGCACCAGAAGAGTATGACTTATCTAATTCTAGATTTCTTGATGCTGATTATGTTCCTATTCAGGAACTTTTACAGGTAGCAAAAGATAAAAGAGTTCCTAAAGATGTTATCGATAAAATGGTCGACTCTTTAGATAAATATATGGACGAGTTCTCTATAGATTACTCAGAAGAAGCTAACAAACTAGGTCCTAATGCTAAAGAAAGATTAAGTACTTTAGATAACTGGGCCAAGGCTAACTTGTCTGAAGCCTCATACGAAGCTTTAACAAGTAATATTAAAAGTGCAGATGCTATTAAAGCATTAGAAGAAATAAGGGGCAGGATGATGAGTAATACACCAATGGTGCCGAGCGGGAATGATGCGTCTTCCTCTAATGTTGCTACATTAGATGACGTGAGAACTGAGCTATCAAATAACTTAGAAAAATATAAAACAGATCCTCACTACCGTAAGGATTTACAGTCTAGGTTAGAAATGGCTTCTAAAAGTTCAAACTTCATTGACAAAGTTGGCTATTAATCTGCTATAATTATATCCAATACCTTTTTAAATTGACGCTTAAGAAGGTTTGGACAACTTATCACCAAGACCTCGAAAGAGACAATCTTACTTGTGGAAGCCCTAATTGATCTAGTCAAAATATTTTATTGATTAATTTTTTAGGGGAACAATTATGTCCACTTCGTTGACAGCCGTCCAACAAATTGAGTTTGATGCCTTAGTAAAAGCTGAATACCAATCATTAGGTTTTTTATTACGTGATACAGTCCGTGTACGTCGTGACGTTATTGGCGCCACTGTTTCTTTCCGTAAAGTAAATCAAATTCAAGCAGTAGCAACTGGTTATTTACAAACAGTCGTTATTCAAGATCCTAACTACAGCCAAACACAAGCCATTATGCAAAAGTATACAGCACCAACTGCTGTAGATACTGTACAAGAATTGACAGTTAACTTTGATGCTAAGATGGAAAATGCTATGTTAGTAGCAAATGCTTTAGGCCGTCGTTCTGATCAAATTATTATTAATTCTCTAGCTGTAAGTCCAGGCCAAACCATCGTTGATGGTGGTACCAATATGACATATACCAAATATACTCAAATCATCGAGTTCTTTGATAATAATGCCGTACCATTACCTGAAAGATTTGTGGCCATGTCAGCTAGCAATTTCAGATCATTACTAGCAGCTGATCAGTTCGTTTCAACCTTCTATACTCAAAACCGTGTTTTAGATAAAGGTTTTGTACGTGAATATTTAGGTATTAATTTAATTATTATCCCTGAAATGGTTGAAGGCGGATTACCTTTAAGCGGTGGCAATATTAGATCTACGTTTGCATGGCATAAACAATCAACCGGTATGGGTATTGGTCATGATTTCAGAACTGAGATCAACTATTTACCACGTGAAACATCATGGTTAGTAAATGGAATTTTCTCGGCTGGTGCAATTACAATTGATAATCTCGGTATTATCCAAGTTGATTGCGATGAAAACGTATAATCATATTAATTATTGGAGTTTATAATCATGGCTTTTACAATTGCTAATTGGACATGTATTTCATCGTCCTTGAACGAAGGTCAAGTTACAGTGGTGCCATTTGGCGGTTCATCAACCGTATTAAATGCACCTAATGTTTTTGTTTATGGTAGCCCTACTGATGCTCTAGCTACAATTGCAGCGGCAAATTATTTCTTGTCAATGTATGCAAGTTTAAAAGTTGGCGATATTATTATTGTTAATGGCACAGATGGTAGCAACATGTATGTTGTAGCTACGTCTACATTGACAGGCGTGACCGTTAATAGCTTTACGCCTTCTGGAAGTGTTGCTACTGCAAATATTCAAAACAATGCTGTAACATTTGCAAAGATTCAAGAAATAGGTGCTGATACTTTATTAGGTAACCCAACAGGTGGATCAACTGAAGTTTCAGAAATAACTTTAGGTTCTGGATTAGCTTTTAGTGGTACTACATTACTAGTTCCAGCTACAAACCTTCGTTATGCAACAGTAGCAATTACCGCCGCTGAGTTTAATGGTATGTATGCTGCTCCTAAATTGTTAGTAGCTAATGCGGGTGCAAATACACTTTTAGTATTAGATAAAGTAGATTTGTTAATGACATATGTATCAGCTAACTATGCCGCAGGTGGTGTAACAGCTGTTCAATATGATTCAACAGCAAACGGAGCTGGTGTCATTGCTTCTACTACTTTAGCCGCTGCAACTTTCCAAGCAGCTGCAAGTACGGGCTTTATGTTTAATACAGGTGTAGTTGCTCAAACCTTTACTACTTGTGTTAATAAGGGCTTGTATCTCAGCAACATATCAGGTGCATTCACTACTGGTGATAGTACATTTGTTGCTCATGTGTGGTATAAAGTTATACCAACAGTTTAAGGAGTATTCGAATGGCCGTGACCAAGACACAAATTATATCTTTATCTTTGATGCTACTTGGTCACGCACCCATTCAGACATTAGATAATGCTGATGATCTTACAATAGCCGCTGAGCAAGCCTTTGATATTCTCTTGCCTAGCGTGTTAAGTACAGGTAATTGGCGTTTTTCTATGCAGATTCAACAATTAAGTCTTTCACCTCAGATTCCGCCAGTGCAATCTGGATGGCAGAATATTTATTTCTTACCTGCAGGTTATTTAAAGAATATTAGAATTATTCCAAATAATTATGTTTATGAGATTTATAATAATAATCAAATTTGGTGTAATTGGGGTACATTAAGTCCTGTCTATATGGAATATGCTTTCTTACCTCCTATTAATCAACTTCCAATGGTTTTTATTAATTATTTCATTTATGAAATAGCAGCATTCTTAGCTTTATCAAATGCTCAAAAACCTGAATATTATTCTGTATTAGAAGCAAAAAGAGTAACTCAACTTGCTATAGCTGCCGCTTCTGATTCTCAGAATAGACCCAATTTCGTTCAAATTGATATACCTGTACTTAATAATCGTTACATTACTGGTATAATAGGTAATCAAATAGGATAGTAAAAAGTGAGTGATAAATGCCTTATCAATTATGGACACAAGACAATTTTTCTAAAGGTGAATTATCGCCTTATATGTATGCGAGAGCGCAAGTAAATCAATATTATGATGGCATGAAAGTTGCTCAAAATGTTTTAACATATCCTACAGGAGCAGCTGGAAAAAGATTTGGTACTTTATATCAATCAACTCTCAGTTCATCCATTACATCTGCGAATCAATTATTTTTTCAAACATTTCAATATTTAGATCAATGTATTTACCAATTAGTGTTTCGTCCTTTAGCGATTGATATTTATTTGGAAGGAATACTATTACAAACTGTAGTCACAACATTAGATGCTCAGAGTGTTGCTAATTTAACTTATACAATCATTGGGGCGATATTTCGTGTAACAGGAGAAGAATTTGCACCTTTTGATTTAAAAAGAGCTGAAGACACTCCTTTGCCAGTTACTTCTATTACTGGAAACACTTTTAATATTGCTACTCCATCATGGGGTGTTAATGTTGTATTTCCAATACAATTTACAACAGGAAGCGTTTTACCAACAACAACTCCACAAATAAAAGTCGGTATTGTATATTTTCTTTATAGTAATACTTCTAGTAATGGGACCGCCTATACTTCCGCATATAATGCTAAATTTAATATTGATCCGATCATATTAACAAATACCGGTGCTGCTAATATTGTTTCATTAAATCTCTGGTCATTTACAAATACTGCCTTTAAAAATTTGCCAGTGTATGATTTTAAAGGTGGATATGACGGTATTACTTTTACTTTGTTTGCAGTGAGTGGAGCTGCAGTAACCTTAACAGCAAGTGCCGCTATATTTACTCCAGGTCATGTTAAAGGAGCATTCATTGGAAATGGTGGAACATCAAGAATTGTTACTTATATAAGTCCTACGGTTGTTAATGTAGCTATTCAAACGTTCTTTGATAGCGTAGGCCCCATGCAAGGAAGCTTAGTTTTTTTAGCAGAACCTGCATGGAGTGAAGCGAGAGGATGGCCACAAAAATGTTCTAGTTATCAAAATAGAGCCTTATTTGCTAATACAGATAGTTTGCCCAATGGATTCTGGGCGAGTGTCACTAATGAATATAATAATTTTGGTTATCTAACGACAGATGACGATGATGCTATTAGCTGGTTTCCAACGTCTAATGAAGTTAACGTTATACGTTTTATTGTGCCATTTAGGAGTATCACGGTACATACAAATTCAGGTATCTATTCAAGTCCATTATCTGAAATTGCAGCTATTACGCCTAGTACTTTTACTTTGCAATTACAAGATTCAACACCAGCGGATGTATTGCAGCCTCAAGCTATCGATAATCAAATTATTGTATTATCAGGTAATGATGTCCATACCATGTTATGGGATGGTATTAATAATGCTTATACATCTAATATAGTCTCAATAGTAAATGAACAAACTATTAGAGAACCTGTTGATGAAGTAGCTTATGCCGATTTAAGAAGGGCAGGAAGTCGTTATGTATTTATTATTAATACTAGTGGATCAATGGCCGTCTATCAAACATTGCAATCTGAGCAAGTTTCTGGCTTCACTCCACATATAATGGAACAATCATATGGAAATGCTTACTTTAGACAAGCCGCCAGTTCTTTTGATGGTAGATGTTGGTTTGTAATAGAGAGACAAAAAGCAACAGCTGTGGCGCCTATAACTATATCTGGATTTACCTCTACTACATTAACTGTTACTGCAAGTAACCTCAGTACAACTGTCCCGACGGCTATTACTTTTACAACAACTGGAAGCTTACCAACAAGTTCTCCACAAGTTGCTATTGCTACATATTATTGGGCATTAGGAATTACAGCTAATACTATAACTGTTTATTTGACAGAAGCAGATGCTCTTGCTGGAGATAATGCAATAGAATTTAGTAATGCCGGTACCACAAGCAATGTAGTTTCATGGCCTCTAACGACCATATTTACATTAGAAGAACTTACTCAAGATGTTTACTTAGATTGTGCTGTTCAATATCCTCCAAGGCTTGGCTCTGGTTCAGCTACTGATACTATTACAACAGGCGCATTATTTAATGCTCAATCAGTTAAAATGACAGGTGATGGATTTGGTTTTGATGCTATCGGTGTTTCTAATCAAGTCGTATTTGAATCTCATGGTGAGACTGTAGATGTAGCTGAAGCTTTCATAGGCTTTCCAATCAATATGATTATTGAACCAATGCCATTAACGCCTCCTCCTGGACCACAGAATACTTTGACTCGTCCTAAACATATTCGTTCAGTTAGATTTATGTTTAATAATACGATTGGAGGAACAATCAATGGTGTTCCTATTGCATTGAATACATTTGATGAGGCTAATATTGGAGAACCTCCTATTCCTTCTAGAGGTGTTTTTGAATTATCTATTATGAAAGGATGGAATGACTTTAATAATCCCACGTTTACAATTGAACATAATGAGCCATTCAATATAGAATTGATCGGCGTATTTTATTCGCTCGATACTTAAAAAAGGATATATTTATGCCGATAGCTCTTTTATTAGCAATGCAAGCAAGTGGAATGATAATTGATTGGTTTGGTAAAAATGAACAAATAAGATTAGGTAAAATGGGTGCCGAAGTAGAGCAAGCTGGTATTGAATCTAATATTCAATTATCTCGCCTTGAGACTGAACAAGAGAGCTTAGATGCAATGGTAGCTTTGAGAAAGAACTTAGGTACTCAAGCAGCCATGTTAGCTGCTCGTGGAACAAGAAGTGGTCAAGGAACAGCTGCATTATTTGGCAATGAATCCTTAAGTAGCTTTAATTCCAATGAAAAAATGAGACGATTAAATCAAATGAGCAGAGAAGCTGCTTTGAAAGCAGGTAAAACAATCTCTAAATTACATCAGAAAACATTTGAGAATAATACTTGGAATGAATTTACTAAAAATATTACTAGAAATATTCCAACTTCACCTGAAGCATATAGTCAATTTACTGGATCTTTTGGTTTAACAAAAATAGGTGGCTAGAATGGCTGAAGATTTTAAATTTACTAAGCAAGTTTCAGATGTCAGACAAACGGTTCCTATTCCAATAGAAAAGAAGACTGTTAAAGTCGAACAACATGCTACGCCTGATTTTCAATCGACGATAAATGCTTTAGCTGAATCTCAAAATAACTTAAGTGCTATAGGTGCACAAGTTGCTCAATCCGCTAGCAATTCGTTAGCAAGTAAATTAGGTATGGAACAAGGTAAAACACCTAAAGGCGATTTAATGCCTTCGTTAACTGAGTTTGATAAGAACTTTGCTGAGAGTTATAAAGCTCAAGCCCATGCTACATTAACCATTCAAGGGCAAAAATTACTTACAGATACACAATTAGAATTATCTAAACAAACACGATTAAGTCCAGATTTATTATCTAAAGCTACGATGCAAGTTCAACAAGGTTTAGATCGTATAGCATCCACTGCTCCTACAGATGTAGGTGTTCAGTTAAAACAATCATTTGATTCTTCTTTGATTAATAATACCAAACAATTTGAACATCAAATGTTTACGCAGCAACGTGAAGATCAAAAGAATAATCTCATAAAAGCTAGCAGTGTTCAGTTACAAAATGTTTATCAATTAGCAGTAAATGGTGATATGAAAGGTGCTCAAGCAGCTTCTAATGCGGCTAAAGCGCTAATTAATAATCAAGAGAGCAACAAATTCTTATCTCCAGAAGATGCTCGTGTTCAAAGAGAAACAGCTGATCAAACATTAATAAATGCATCATACATTAATGCAGCTACACAAGCGGATAAGGCTGGAAAGTTAGAAGAATTTCAAAAGAAATTATCAGAAGGCCCACCTGATGGATTAACTAATGAACAGTGGGTTATTGCGGGTTCTGCTGTAAATAAGCAAATGAATTTTATTCAGACATTGAGATCTCAAGATGAAAATCTAAAAGCTCAACAAATGCATAATCAAATTGCTCTTAATCCAATGTCTGTAAGTGATGCAGATTGGAATGCTTTCGAAAAAAGTGTTTCTAAAATTACAGCTGAAAAAGTTAGATTTAATTTAATTCAAGCTCGCAAACAACATTCTACAGAAACAACTTCTCAAGATACATTAATAGCAAACTGGGGAAATCCAGAAGTTCACGCTAACTCTTCTGAGAAAGTAGTTAATGCTTCATTTAATAAACAAGTTGATTATGCTGTTCAGTCGAGTCAAAAATCAAACAAGCCTTTAAGTCATGAAGATGCGCAAGTTATGGTTGCAGCTAGTGCTGGAGCTCAAATTCCTGTCTTTACGCGTGATCTTAAGAATAAACTAGCAAGTGCTAATCCAGCTTTAATTGAATCTGCATCACAACAAATTAATGCTTTAAGAACTATTCAAGCTGGACGTGCATTAGCAGGGCTTTCAGCCAAAGATAATGCCATGGTTACGCAATATGCATCTTTACGAAATTCTTCTACTGATTTAAATCAGACGGCAAGAGAAGTAACAAATGCTATTTATAATCAAGATCCAGCCGTTGAAGAAATGAACAATAAGAAATGGTCTAGTTATCTGACAAAACAAACTTCAGGTGGTAAAAGTCTCAGTGATGTTGCCTTAGAAGCTGTAGATTTTAAAGCTAAAAACTTTCTAAACCCATCAATGGCAGAAGTTTATTCAGCTGATATTCTTAGTAAATACCATACGAATTTTACAAATACGAATGGAGATAACGATTCTGCATTAAAAATAACTAAACAATATGTAGATGAGAACTATGGAGATACAGGTGTAAATGGAGGAAGTCATAAAACGCTTCATCCTTTAGAGCAAGTATTAGGATTTAAGGATAAAGATGCTATTCCTTATATTCAACAAGATGTTATCAATCAGCTTAATGAAAAATTGCTTCCTACTAAAGAATTATTCAATAGCAGAAAAAGTAATGAATATTGGGAAACATTACCATTGTCTAGAAAAGAACATGGCGTATTTAGTACAAGTTTTGATCCAATACAAATAAAAAGACATTTACGCACTGCCAATGGGATCAAAGAAGAAAAATTTAATCTAGTTCTTCATGGAAACTCTTTCGATAAATGGGATGTAGCCGTTCTGACTAATTCAGGCATGAAGAATTTTATGTTAGTCGCTCCTTATGTAGGATTTCCAACATACACACCAAATTCTAAAGCGATTCATGATAGTTATAATGCTGAACATACCTTTGGAACTTATGATAAAACTTTACATGGAGTTTTAAATAAGAAGATTGATGTAAATAAAGACATATTTTCTTCAGAGAAACAAATTAAGAATCGCAAGAACCTAAGAAACATCTTATCTAAAGATATAAATGTATCGGAATTAATTAAATGATTATAGAAGATGAAAAAGATTTATCTAATATAAGCTCAACTAATAAGCCTTCTATTCCTTTAGATATAGACTTTGTTCCTAATAATCCTATCTTAATGACTACTGATGCTAAAAGTTTGGGTGTAACTAATCCACTTCAAGGAATTAAAGAAGAGTCTTCTTTTTATGAAACTGCTAAAGCTGAAGCTTATAAGTTTAATGCTACTGCACAAGGTATACATTCTGGATATGAAAAGATTCTAGAACCTAGTCCTTTGGATGATATCGCTCCTGCTGGATGGACTTCTAAAACTGATGTATCTAAATTTATCAATGTTGCTGATAAAAATCTTAAATATTTATTTGATGCCACTGGTCCCAAAGACCAAGCTTATCGTTTGCAAAGAATAATGAGTGAACAAGCAACTGATGAAGCTATTGCAAATGGATCATTCTTTGCAAAACTTGTAGGTGGAGTTATAGGAATGATTAGTGATCCTATGACATACATTCCAATTTGGGGATCAGTTAAATATGCAAAACTCTCTACTACCATTTTTAAAAGTGCAGAACGAGCTTTGCCAGGTTCTGCTACTTATGGCGTTGCTTCAGCGGCTACTGAGCAATTAGACAAAGTTAATGGAACAATGGAAGACTTTGTTATAGATGCGGGTATTCGAACAGTCTTTGGAACAGTCTTATTTGGCGGCATTGGCGCTTCTAAAAATATTGCTGATAAAATGGAACTCTGGCAATTAAGAGGACATGTTAAGAATCATATAGACGGTATTGATTATAAAATACATGTTAATGAAGAAGGAAAAGTCACTGGATTTAAAGCTCATGATACTACGGGTGGCTTAAGTGCTGAGAAAGTTTCCTTTGCTCAAGATATAGCTAATTCAGCATTTCATAAATCAGGTGTATTTAAACTTCCATATATTGGCACTGGAATGAAGAATTTCTTGTCTATGCCTGTATTAGGATCTCCACTTATAACTCTTTTACAGACACCATTTAAAGCTGCTAATGCTTATTTTGATCGTGTTGTAGATCACTCATTTGTGACTAAAGGCATTGCTGAAGGTGAAGTAGCACCTAAGAAATTTGAATCTATGATGAATCAGTCTAGAGCTGGAATAAGTGCTTTAAATGGTCAGTTTAATGCTCTTCATCTAGAAAGAAATGGATTTAATATTAAGAATAGAATTGGTGTTGCTACCGTAAATAATGTTCTAAGTCTTAAAGATACAGCTACTCAACTGTTTGCTAAATATATAGACAAATCAGGATACGTTTCTAGAGATGCATTCTATGATGAAGTTCAACAAGTAGTTCATAGTGGAGTAGCAAGTGAACATGCAGCTGTTAATACTGCTGCTGAAATGACTCGTAAGCAATTAGATACAACGTATGCAGCTTTTAGAAAGGCCTATAATTTGCCTGAAGACTGGATGCCTTCTCGTACAGCTGAAGAATATTTGATGCGTGTTTATGATACGCCTTATATGAATACTAATGAGACCAAATGGGTTCAAGTTATTAGTAATTGGCTAAAAGAGGCAGATGTTCTTATTTCTGAACGTATGCAACCTATTAATGATTTAGAGAGACTTATTGCTGAACATAAAGAAAATCATTTAGCATTAATCAATCGTCCTAATCGCACTGATAAAGAAATAAAAGAGAGTGTTGATCAACTAATAGGTATGAGAGCCAATAAAAAAGCTTTAGAAGAAACTTTACAAAATGAATTACGTTCAAATGCTGATCTACAGTTACATGTTGAAGATTGGCATGCTTTATCCGCTGATGAAGCTAAACAAATTGAAACTTTAACTAAACGTCAGAATATTGCTAAAAAAGAATACGATAAATATAAAAAAATTGTCGCAGATTTGAAAGCTGAAATTAAAGAAAGAGAAGCACAAGCAGTTTCAGGTAAAACTGTTAAAACAGCAAAGTCCAATCTAAGAAAGAGTGAAACTGGGAAACTTTATTTAGCACAAGAAGAAGCTAAGCTAGCTATTGCTGAGAAGGAATATTACGAAGAATCTGAAAGTCTTCAGGTTAGAATGCATAATGGAGAAATACCTTCTAGATTATTCACTAAAAAACCTGATAGTTTCCAATATGAATTTAAGAATCCAAACAATCGTTTAAGATTTCGTGATGTCTATGGCACAGAGAATAATCCATTCACAGCCGAACAACACGCAAAAGCCTATTATGACACAATATTAAATCAAACTGCTGAAGATACCATCAATCAAGTAATGGGCAGATTCACTGGAAATAGAAGTGAAAGTCATTTAAAAAGCAGGACTTTATTAGTTCCTGATTCTTTACTTTATGAAAATAATTTCATGACTAAAGACTTAATGGCTAAGATCTCAAATTATACAACTTATCTTAATAGACGAACTCATTTAAAAAATGTCTTTAATGATGTAACTATTGATGGTGGTATTGAGCCATTAGTTGCTGAGGTAGGTAAGAATCATGAAGAATTTAGAGTACATTTAAATAATAAAAAACAACTATTAGAAAATAAATTAAGTGATGAGTCTTTATCTGCTAAAGATAAGAAGAAATTAGAAAAAAACTTAGCATCTATTGATAAAGAATTAATCACTAAACGTAAAGAATTTGAAAAAGTAAAAGGTCAAATGCAACATGTTTATGAAAAGATGATGGGTATTCAAAGAGTAGATAAGAAAGCTTTGCAGATTAAAAGCGGAGTTATGTCATTAACGGCTATGTCAAATCTAGCTTTCGTTCCTTTTTTGATGGTTACTGAATTTGGTTCTCAAGGTTTACAACATGGAATATGGCCTTTAATTCGTGATGGTCTCTATCCTTTAATAGAAAGTTTAGGTGGGATAATCAAATCAAAAGATAGTGAAGCCTTAAGGAAAGCGGCTCCAAGTATTAACTTAGCATTGCAGGATATTGGTAAAGGTTATGCAGATCGTAATTGGTCAATGCATGATAGTCCTTACGCCAATCTAGGAAAGATTGTTGGTGGATTAGAAAGAGCGGCTCATTTCTCAGCTAATATAACAGGTACCAATATTGCTGATAATGGCTTGCAGCATCTAACAGCTGCTATCAGCCAAGGTGAACTTATGAGAATAATTCATGCTTGGAAAGCTGGTAAAATGACACCTAGAGAAGGTACTTATATAAGAACTTATGGTATTGATCTCGATAAATATGGAGATCGAATGCTTGAAGCCTTTACTAAGAATGGGGGTGGTAAAACTAAGATTGGGGGTTATCAAAGTAACTTCTGGCACTGGGAAGATTTAGAAGCATCTAAAGAATTTGGTGATGCTGTCTTTAGAGCTGTTAAAGATACTAATATTCAAGCTGGGATAGCTGATTCTCCTTTTTGGACTGATAATAATTCAACTTTAGGTATTATTGGTTCAATCATTAAGGGATTTAATGGTTGGATGTATGCATCTATTAATCGTTATGTTATTCCTTCTATGCAACAAGCTGATGCACAAAAACTTTCAGGAGTTATTTTCATGATTGGTTTGGGCGCTTTAGTTGACCCTATGAAACGCTTTGCTAAAGGTCTCTCTCCTTATGAAGACAATGTTACGCCACAACAAATTGCTTTCTCAGCTTTAAATAACTCGGGATATTTAAGTTACTTTATGACGGTTTTAGCTGATGCTAACTTATTAAGTAGTGATCGACTACTAGGTGATCTTAAAAATTCAAAATATAAAGATCGAGCTCGCGTTGGACTATTAGGACCAAGCGTTGGTACCGCAAATAACTTTGCAGACTTATTAGGTGTGGCAGCTACTAATGAATGGAACAAACAAGATATGAAAAAAATGGCTAGAATGATTCCGCCATTTAATGCTTCATGGGCTAATTGGCTAAGTAATACAGCTGTAGATAGTTTAGATGTACCTGCTACTAGACGACAAGCACGAGCCGCAAATGAATAACTTTAATGGAGTAAGACCATGACACAAGTTTTAATAGATGACATTCTCCCCTATACCCAGGTTGTGGCTAGTGGTGGTCAAACAGTTTTTGGTACAACATGGACAGCTAATGCAGCAAGCGATGTAGTAGTTTATTTAACACCAGTAGGCGATGCTGCTGATGATACAACTCAGATATTGTCATCTAGTCTTTATAACGTAGCTTTTATCGGATCAAGCAATATTGTCCAAGTTACGTTAATTACTCCAGCTACTTTAGGTGATATTGTTACAGTCACTCGACAAACACCAGCTGATAGAGAGAATCTTTATACAAATACAAACTTTACTCCTAGCATGCTTAATAATGACTTTGGCATCTTAACTTTAGTAGATCAACAAGCTCAATTAGTCGATCAATTAATAGGACCGCGTTATAACTATTCAGCTGTGATTAATGAGAATAATCCTTCTCAAACAGTAGATACTATTTTACCTATTTTAGGTCCAGAGCAAATTTGGATTAAGAACCCTGGTAATACAGCTATTGTAGCTGCAGATATTGACATCACAGCATCAGGAACTGTCAATTTAGGATTGATAAATAATTTAGCCTATTATCAAACAACAGGAACTGAGGTAAATGGACTTCCTACTGCTAATAGCGGAGTATTAATTACTTCAATTATTGGAGCTCCCTCAATAAGTTCAATACTTCCAAGTGCTGTTCAGTCTAATATCACTGTGTTAGGACCTCAGACACAAGCACTGAATATGAATACTCATTTGATTAATAATGTAGTTAATCCTGTTGGCGCCCAAGATGCTGCTACTAAAGCTTATGTAGATGCTCAAGTTGCAGGTGGAGATCCCTTAACAACTAAAGGTGATTTATTTACTTTTACTACAATACCAGCAAGATTACCTGTTGGAACAGTTAATGCACAAATCTTACAAGTTAATTCAGCTGCAGCTACGGGTTTAGCCTGGTCAACTGCATCTTATCCCGTTACAACTACAGCTAATGAATTGCTCTATTCAAGTACTAGTAACACAGTTGTTGGTTTAGCTACTGCTAATGATGGTGTATTAATTACTAGTGCTGTTGGAGTTCCATTAATTGCATCTACGTTACCAAATGCTGTTCAATTAAATATTACAGCTTTAGGAACTATAGCTACAGGTGTTTGGAATGGATCTGTTATTTCTTCAACATATGGTGGAACAGGTCTTTCAAATCCAACTGCTCATGGAATTATGATTGGTGAAGGTTCCAGTGCAATGACACCTATTGTCTTATCATCAGGACAAATCTTAGTAGGTTCTACTGGTATTGATCCTGTTGCAACAGCTATAAATTCTGGAACTGGCATACTTGTAGCAAATGGCGCAGGCTCTATTACTGTTTCATTAGTCACTCCTGTTGCAGTAACAAATGGTGGCACTGGTTTAAGTAGTACTACCATTAATCAATTTCTTTATTCATCTGCTAATAATACTATTGCTGGATTAGCGACGAGTAACAATGGAACATTGGTGACAAGTTCTACTGGGGTGCCTTCTATTCTCGCAGGCCCAGGAACAACGGGACAAATCTTTCAGTCCAATGCGGCAGCAGCACCTAGCTTCTCAACAGCTAGCTACCCATCTACAACGACTGTTAATCAAATTCTCTATTCGTCTTCAGCAAATACAGTAGTAGGATTAGCGACTGGTAATAGTGGTGTTCTTATTACTAGTGCCGGTGGCGTTCCTTCGATTAGTTCTACATTGCCATCAGCCGTTCAGACCAACATCACAGCTTTAGGTGCGCAAGCTCAAGCATTGGATATGAATTCTCATTTAATAAATAATGTCACTGACCCAGTCAGTACTCAGGACGCAGCAACCAAAAACTATGTTGATAAGACTGCCTTAAATGGCACGAGTGTCTATGCGGCATCTGCGGCGACTCTGGGAACAGTAACACAATCAGGCGCAGGTGTTGGAGCAACACTTACCAATGCAGGTGCACAAGCGACATTTGCTTTAGATGGAGTTAATCCACCTGTAGGATCAAATGTTTTAATTAAAAATACTGCAACTGGTATGGCTGCTGCTAATGAAGGAATTTATACAGTAACAAGTGTAGGATCTGGCGCTACAAACTGGGTTTTAACACGAGCAACTTCTTATGATACAGCTACTGAAATTAATAATACTGGTTTGATACTTATACAAAACGGTTCTACATTAGTGGGAACTGCTTGGTATAATGCTGCAACGATTGTAACAGTAGATACAACAGCTTTTAGTTACTCTCAATTTGGAAATATTGTATTCCCTATTACATTAGCTAATGGAGGCACCAGTGCTTCTCTAGTAGCAAGTAATGGTGGCATTTTTTATAGTACCGCAAGTGCAGGCGCCATTCTTGCTGGAACAGCAACAGCAGGTAAAGTACTACAATCAGGCGCAACAGCGGCGCCAAGTTGGTCGACTCCAACTTATCCAAGTGCTAGTGGTACGTCAGGAACTATTCTACGATCTAATGGAACGAATAATGTTTATTCTACGGCAACATTTGCTGATACCTATACAGCTAGTAATTTACTTTATAGTAATGGTTCAAATACAGTTACTGGTCTAGCAACGGCCAATAGCTCTGGATTATTAACAAACGGTTCTGGTGTACCTGCTTGGGTAACTGTAACGGGTACAGGTGCTCCGGTTTTAGCTACAACGCCAACATTGGTTACACCTGTATTGGGTGCTGCAACTGCAACAAGTATTAATTTTGGTGGAAGCACTTTATCAAATTATGTTGCTAATACTTCCTGGACGCCTACATTTATTTTTGCTACTCCTGGTGATTTATCAGTGGTATATACAACTCAATCAGGAACATATACACGAATTGGCAATGTTGTTTATTATACTTTCAGTTTGGTGTTTTCTCCTACTTTCACAACGTCTTCTGGTTCTGCTATTGTTAGTTCTTTACCAATTGCTGCCGCCACTGGATCGATGCTAGGAAATGTTTCTTTTAGTGGAGGCGTAGTATTTAGTGGTAATTATGTAAATTTATCTACCAGTACAGGACAAAATAATTTAACAATGCTACGAACTATAACGACTTCAAATTTTGGCAACTTAGCACCAACTGCATTTCCTACAGGTGGAACATATACTATCGTTGGATCAGGATTTTATTTTGTTTAATATTAGAAATATAAAATGGCCTGATTATTCAGGCCTCTTATTTTAATATCCTTTATAAAGCTAATGATATGAATATTTTAATTTCTTGTTAATTTTTAGAGGATCGAATACTATTCGATTTCTTTTAAAAATGGAATTGAATAAATTTATGAGATATAAACCAGAAGAAAAAGTTATTGTTTTATTAAATAAAATCCAAGGTCATTTAGATGAAATTGAATGCATCATGGAAAAACTACAGATTAATTCTCCTGTTGTACTTTCAAAAGTAGTTAAAAAGAAAGTACCAAGTTCTGTTAAATCTAAGAAATAAAATGTTACAATGAAGTCTCCGTAAGTAAATGTCCAGGCGGTTATCCTACCGCCTTTTCATTTCTTGGGATGTTTAACAACACATTCTCCCACTAGAAAATAACTATAATCTTTATCTTCAGCTAAAACATATCCATTTGAAACCTGTACATCATCCACTGTCTTATGAAAAAACTTATAATCTCCACTATAACAAGCAACGTCTAATTTACCTGCATTAGCATTAAAAGATGTTAATAAGATAAAAGATATAAGTAATAATTTCATATAGATCTCCCTAGTATATTTACTATTATCTTACTACTACTTTCAAAAGCAATAGATGCTGGTATAATATTTTTATTGTTTTTGATAAGGAATGCATATGTCTAAATTAGACACACAAGAAAGGAATTCGTTACCAAAGAAAGAATTTGGTTTACCTAATGAACGTAAATATCCTATGCCTGATAGAGAACATGCAATCAATGCAAAAGCTCGGGCTACTCAAATGCATGACAAAGGTTTACTATCTCTTCGCGCTGAAGAATTGATAGATGCTAAAGCTAATAGAATTTTAAATAACAAATAAAGGAAAAAGTATGTCCGTTGATTTACAAAATGAACTAGAAATAGCTAAATCTAATATCAAAGGCTTAACCGCTCAATTAGATGCTGCCAAACAGATGATTAATGAAATCTTGGCGTCAAATCTACAGTTAAGAACCAATGTTGTATTATTCCAACAATCTTACCAAGAAGTTAATCAAGAAAAGCATGTTCTCAAACAAGAGCTAGAAGTACAGACTAATCAAGTCACTTATCTTACAAATAAAATTCCAGATTTAGAAGCTCTTGCTTCTAATCAAGAAGTTCCAGCTTAAGAGGTTTTTATGCCATTAATCCATAGTAAAAGTAAAGCTGCTCGAGAAAAGAATATAGCTACTGAAATTGCTGCGGGTAAAGATCCTAAACAAGCCGTTGCAATTGGTTACTCAGTTCAACGCCATGCTTCAATAGATGATTCTGATGAACGTAGAATCGAAAAAGAAGCGCATGAAAAATTTAAGTATGGTCGATAAGGGTTTTTTATCTATATTCGAATCCCTAATATTCTTCCATACCCTCATCAGGCACGTATGTTCAAAGCTATGGTGGATGACAAGAATGTTTGTGCTGTCATCCATCGTCGTGCTGGCAAGGATATTTTCTCACTTCAGGCTTGGTTACTACGAGGACTTAAACGAATTGGTACTCACGTCTACTTATTCCCTCTTCATAAGCAAGCCCGTTCTGTTATTTGGCAAGGATTAGACTTCGATGGCAAACCTTTCATGGATGCAATCCCTGATGCTCTGGTTGCAAAGAAAAATGAAGCTCGAATGGAAATTGATCTTTTTAACGGTTCTAAACTTGTTCTTGCTGGTAGTAACAATTACGACGGTCTTATGGGTAGTAATCCTGTTACTATTATATATTCTGAATTCTCTCTCCATAATCCTTTAGCTAGACAATATCTAAATCCAATTCTAGTTCAGAATAAAGGTAAGGAGATTCTTCAATATACACCTCGTGGAATGAATCATGGGTACGAAGTCTATCAGCAAGTTAAAGACTTATCAGATTATCATGTTGAACATCTTAGTGTGGAACAGACCTTTAAACATGATGGTATCACTCCTATTATATCCTCTGCCGATATTCAAAGAGCAAAAGATCTCGGAATGTCAGAAGAACTTATTAGGCAAGAATTTTATGTAGATTTTAAAGTCGGGAATCTTGGTGCTTATTATACTCGTGAGATTAGTGACATGGAGCGTGAAGGTCGTATTATGACTTTACGTTTTGATCCTAGTTTACCTTTACATTCAATATGGGACCTAGGGGGAACTGATGCTACCGCTGGATTTCTGTTTCAAATCATTGGTCGCTATATTCATATTTTGTTCCTTTTACATGACACTGGGCGTGGTCTCAAATTCTACTTGGATGAGGCTGAAAGAATACGTCGTTCTCTTAACGGTACTTGGGGTAACCATTGGATGCCTCATGATGTTAAACAACAGCATCAAGGTTGGGAACATACAGAATCTCGCATCATGCAAGCTCGTAAGCACGGTTGGCATTTACAAATCACCCCCAAAGTTAACTTTGAAGATGGGATAGAAGCTGCACGTTACATGTTCCCTCGCGTTCGGATCGATAAACAAAACTGCGCTCTTGGTATTCGTGCTCTCTCAGAATATCAGAGGAGCTACAACGAGACAACAGCGAGCTATTCTAAAGCGCCGCTCGAAAACTGGGCAGTCCACATAGCTGATGCG